AAGATGGGATGCGGTTCAACTGAGTTCGTTCTGTTGTTTCGTAAGTTCGATCCATCGATGAGTCCGAACCAAACTGCAAACGGGCCAGATCCAGTTACCAAAGATAAGGCGGAATACTCAAGGTCGCGTTGGCAGATTCACGCTAGCGGCATCTGGCGGTCAAGCGGCAACGAGCTTGCAAGCCCTGCGATGTTGCAGACTATGACCACATCAGAGGTCTATCACTGGTGGAGAGCCTACGCCAAGCGGCATCGATACAACTACGAAGACCACGTTGCATTCACCGAAGCGGTAGAGCAGGTTGGACGGCTACCGGCGTCGATGATGCTTTTCGCTCCAGTGTCGAACAATCAAGACATTTGGACGGATATCATCCGTATCAAGACGCTCAACACTGAGTTGAGTCGCAAGACGACCGAAAACCACGTTTGCCCCTTGCAGCTAGACGTCATCGAGCGATTGATTGAGCGATACAGCAACAAGGGCGATGTTATCCTCGATCCGTTCGGCGGCATCCACTCTACGCCATACCAAGCGGTCAAGATGGGGCGAAAGGGTTGGGGCATTGAGTTGAATCCTGACTACTGGAAATTCGGCGTTGCATTCTGCGAACGGGCGGAGCGTGAGTTGACCGCTCCGACATTGTTCGACCTGATGGAACTTGACGCTTTGCAGCCTGCACTCGACTAACAGGTTGGCTCGCCTGGGCAAAGGTGCCAACGACTTGAACCGTTGGAATCCCGCCGAATGAACTGGTGCGCGGTAAGTGCCAAGTGTCTCACTTTAACTACCGCATCAACCTCCACGCTCCGCCTCGAAAGGGGCGGGGCGTTCTTTCTCAAGTCTCTAACTGTTGTGAGAAAAATGCAACTCCGCGATTATCAACGCTCATCAGTCGATGCGGCGTATCAGTACCTAAAAGACTTTCAAGGCAATCCGGTTATCTGCTTGCCGACTGGAGCAGGAAAATCGATTGTTATCGCGGAACTAGCACGCATCGCGGTACAGGACTTCGGCGGTCGTGTGCTAGTCTTGCAGCATCGCAAAGAGTTGATCGAACAAAATGCCGAGAAGATTCGAGCGTTACTACCGGGCATTGAGGTTGGCTTATTCTCGGCGGCGTTAAAGCAGCGGGAATGCTCGCAGGATGTTGTCGTAGGCGGCATCCAAAGTATCTACAAGCACGCAAGTCTATTAGGTCGGCGTAATCTCATCGTCATTGACGAGTGCCACCTGTGCAGCGACAACGCGAACAGCATGTACGGAAAGTTACTCGCAGACATTGCATCGCTAGGCTATTCGCATCGCGTCGTAGGGTTGACCGCAACTCCATACCGAACGGAAAGCGGGAAGATTTACGGCGTCGAGAAGTTGTTTACCGACATCATTGAAAAAGCGACCGTACCGAAACTCATTAAAGATGGCTACTTGTGCCCAATCGTCAATACGGATGCGGATGCTTCGGTCGATACAAGCGACCTGCACAAGCGAGGCGGGGAGTTTATCCAAGCCGAAGTCGAGCAGTTATTCGGCAATGAACCAGAGATTGAAGCGGCGGTTAACGAGATCCTGCAAAAGACAGCCAACAGGCATAGCGTGATGGTATTTTGCACCTCGGTGATGCACGCCAAGACGGTTGCAAATATGATCTATCAAAAGGTAGGACTTTGCGTCGATTTGATTACCGGCGAAAGCACTAGCGAACATCGGCGAAACGTAGCAGAGCGATTTCGATCACTACAACTTAAATATCTTGTCAACGTCGATGTGCTTACAACCGGGTTTGATGCTCCAGTTGTCGATGCGATTGCAATACTGAGGGCGACCGCTTCCCCTGGACTATACGTTCAGATCGTAGGGCGTGGACTCCGTACGCACGAATCCAAGAAGGATTGCCTGGTGCTAGACTTCGGCGAAAACATCCGACGACACGGAGCGATTGACAGAGTGCGAGGAAGACCAAAAGCACCCAAGGAAACCGAGCCGAAAGAACAGACCGAAAGCGAGGAGGATGAGGAAAAGCAGTCGGGCAAAATGTGTCCGGCTTGTGAAGTCTATTCGCCTCCATCCGAGACTCATTGCGAATGCGGCTATCGCTTCCCGGTTGTATTCAGACACAACGACACAGCGGAGCGTGAGGTGTCGATTATTTCCGACGGCAAGCCTAGAGTGTACAACGTGCGGCATATCGTTTACGGCAAGAGCAAGGCAAAAGACAAGCCCGCAAGTATGACCGTCTTGTATATCGTGCAAAGCGGAGAAAAGACTAGGCTGCCGGATGATTCGCCGATGGAGTTTGTTGCATTCGAGTCTGAAAAGCCGTTTGCGGTTGAACAGGCTAGGCGATGGTGGGCTAAAAGGACAAGCCTACCATTTCCGCAAACGACTGACGAAGCATTAGCGATTGCTAAGAGCGGAGAGCTTGGAACGCCGAGCGTTATTAACGCAGAGCGAGATGGACGGTATTGGAAGATCACTGCAGGCCCAACTAGAAAAGATAACGAGGTTGCCCAAAATGTTTCCTAAGTGTTTAACAGAGCGTAGGCAGTGGATCACCTGGACGCTTACGGCGGACGGCAAGAAGATACCCAACTCTCCTAGCAATCAGCCTAAGACTTGGTTTGATTACGACGAGGTAAAAGGCAATGAACGAATCGCATATGTGTTCTCTTCCGATGATCCTTTTGTCGGCATCGATCTAGATGATTGCATTGATGAGCATGGCAACTACAACGAGGTAGCTACCTATTGCCTCGATTTGTTCAAGGGCAAAGCATACTGCGAAACTTCGCAAAGTGGACGCGGTTTGCACTTCATCGTTCGGGGTAAAAAGCCGGATTGGTCGGTATGTAGTCGGCAAGGTGTCGAGTGCTACGAACACGGTCGGTTTTGGGTAATGACAGGCGATGTTTTGGACGGGTATGACGAGCCGAAAGAATGCCAAGCTGAACTTGAGATTTTCCTAGGCGATTATCTTCACAGACCTGAGCCGCAGCGGGTGCTGAGCGTCGCTTCCATGCGATGCGAAACACAGCTCGAAGGGCGTATCCAAGCCTATTCGCAGAACGCACAAGCGGCACCGCAGGGAGATCGAAACAACGCGGCCTTTCGGCTTGCTGGGCACTTGTGGGCTATGGTAGGCGATGATGGGCAGCGACCAAGCGAAGAGATCGTACTAGACGCGGTGCGAGGTTGGGCGTCAAGATGTTCGCCTCCTATGGATGATGCTGAGGTAATCAAGGCGGTCGAGAATGCACGCACGAAGGGAACGCCAAGAGACGCGAAACTGCCGGGCGTCATGGCGATTGATGGAGCCGAAGAGGGCGGACGGATTGCCGAGCTACTTTGGCCGACAAAGGCAGCCGAACTTGCGAGCGAAGACGATGACGGAGACGAAGAGTTTTGCTTGGCGATGCTCCCTGAGTCTGGATTGATCCGCATGGTATACGACTACTACTTTGACCTTGCGATCAGGCCAAGCCCGATTATGGGGCTATCAGTCGCAATCTCGACGATGGAGGTGCTGCTAGGTCAAAAGGTGGCAACGCACACAGACCTACGGACAAACGATTACAATCTCATCATTGCTCAAACGGCATCCGGTAAGGAGGCTTGTAAGTCGGCGATCACGAAGATATTCGACGCTTCTGGATGCGGGCACCTCCTGCTAGCGGCAGATGTGCAATCGGGAAACGGATTGATTACGGCAATCAAGTCGCAGCCGGTTTGCTTGTGGATTGGTGACGAGTTTGGCAAGGTGTTACAGGGCATCCTCGATAAGAAAGGCTCGCAGCATCTCAAGAATATCGGCAAGCACTTACTGAGCCTCTACGGTGAGTCGGCCGGAAAGTTTCTCGGAGCGGCTCACGCAGCGGGTGCTAAAAACGAAATCGACCAGCCGCATCTTTGCATCCTTGGGCTATCGACAGGATCGACCATTTTTGAGGGGTTGTCGGCCGATCACGTCAGCGACGGGTTGCTCAATCGCATCTCGTTTTGGCCTGTTCAAGAGCGACCGAAGCGGAAGCGAAACTATAAAACGCCAAAGGTGCCAGGTGAACTTAGCGACCTAGTGTCGAAGTGGGCGACGCTTAGCACTTCCCTTGGGAATGTTTCTTTTATCAATCCGCAAGCGATCCAGTTCGGGATTACGGCCGAGGCTTGCGAACGATGGGAGCAGCACAGTTTTGCCATTGACGAAAAGATGGAGTCCGAGTCTTCGCAACGCTCGGCAATGTGGGGACGCACGGCGGCTAGGAGTCTAATGCTTGCGTTGGTGCATCGTTGTAGCCGCATGGCATCGCCCACGGAGATCAGTCCGGTAGTTGCGATTGAGATGCAGGATATCCAATGGGGAATAAAGTTGTCTAATTGGCTCTCTCGAATCGCTTGCGATTTGGTTGAACAGAATATGGTTGATAAGTCTCTGACGCTTGCAGCGAAGGTGCTAAGCGATCTAGCGGCAAGAGGGCCGGTCAACAGTCGAGACGCTCTTCGGTTGTGTCGATCATTAACGGCGGGTGACTTGGAAGCAGCGGCGGTCAAGCTCGGCTTTCGCGTCGAATTTGTGACCACTGGCAAGCGAAAAAAGAAGGTGTTTGTACGCGTTACTGGGGGGCAAAAATGACCAGTCCATTTCATTCTGTCCCAAAAATGGTGCGCAGCTTGAAACTAATACAAGCCAGTCTAGTATTAGTGGAAGTATTGCCAAGATTCATATTGTCCCATTCTGTCCCATTCTGTCCCGGACAGTTTGGACAGTTTCAAAGCGTGGTTAAGAGTGGTTTTTCTGCCCTTAGCTATATAAATATATATATATATATATATGTTATGGTATTTACTATAGTGTTCTTTCTATATTGTCCTTCTGTCCGGGGGTTTCCTATAGGGTGGTAGTAGTACCCCTCTCTAGTGGGTAGGCTCTCTAGGGTGGTTGGTATTGGGTAGTCTATATAGGGACACGAGGACAGATTGGACAGAATGATTTTTCAAAAGGAGGAGGTAGGATGGCATTTAGTTTGACAGAGGCGGCAAGAGAGATCGAGCATCTACAAGCGTTGCTCGCAGAGCAAACGAGCGAAATCAAATCGCTGCAATCGCAACTTGCGAAGACGGCGAAAGACAGAACGCGGTTTAGGGATCGGAGCGAAGAGTTACGGGCGGAACTGGCGAAGTACGTCAGGCCGGATAATCCAGTTTTGAGAGGGAGGAAGAAATGAGCGAACACAAGTTCAAGGTTGGGGATCGGGTACGGGTGCGCAAGCCGAAGGAGCCTGGAGATGGATGGATGAGTCCAGAGATGGACATCTATGACGGTGGAGTCTACGAAATCCAGAGAGAGTGGGGTGGGGCGGTTAGGTTTAAGAATTGCCTTCAATGGGCATTCCGTCACGAATGGCTTGAACCTGCCCCAGCCGTCAAGGAATGCTCGACAGTTGACAACGTAAATCATCCACCGCATTACAACCAAGGCGGCATTGAGTGCATTGAGGCTATCAAGGCAGCAACAGGAAGCGGGTTTATCAAATACTGCACCGGGAACGTGATAAAGTACCTTTGGCGATACGACAACAAAGGCGGCGTCGAAGACCTCAAGAAAGCGGCGTGGTATTTGGATCGAGCGATCAAGGAGATGGAGGTGAGCAGTGAGTGTAATGAATCCTAGTTTCAAACCATGCCCGTTTTGCGGCAATAGCGATCAGAAGTGGTTTGAGATTTTAGTCGACGAAGAGAAAGAGTATCGCGTTAGATGTTGCAAGTGCCATGCCGACGGGCCGATCATGCGGTTTAAGACGACAGCTCGCAAAGCATGGAACCAAAGAAAAAGATTTCAAAGAGGAGGTGACCAGTGAGTAAAAACATAATTCTCGGCATCGATCCCGGTCCAAAGGAGCATGCGTTTGTGTGGTGGGATTGCGAAGAGAATCGGGTTGTTGAACTTGAGACATTCGACAGCTTCACGCACTTCAGCAAGTTCGATAAACTCGACATGGTTTGCAAAGTCAAAACCGTTGCTTGCGAGTGGATCGAGTCGTACGGCATGGCGGTCGGACAGGAAGTGTTTCGCACGGTGGCGGGTATCGGGTGGCTAGCGGGCACGATTGGCACCGAAGTGCGACTGGTTCCAAGGAAGTCGGTGAAAATGCACTTGTGCAACTCGATGAGGGCGAAGGATGCAAACATCCGCCAAGCGTTGCTCGACCGCTTCGGCGTGGTGGGCACGAAGAAAGCACCAGGGCCGTTGTTTGGCGTCTCGTCTCACTACTGGGCGGCTTTAGCCGTTGCGGTGTACGCGGCGGAGACTCCAGCGAAGGACGGGGAGTATTGGATCGAGAATCTGCGGAAGCGGAGCATCATTTAGGCAAAGTTTGCAATCCCCTTAGCACTTGCTACAATGCAGGGAACCAAGGGAGGGTGTAACATGCAAGACTTGCTAAAGTCGAAGAGATTTTGGGCAGCCGCTGCGGTGGTTGCCGTGATTGTGCTAAAGGACAAGGTGCCACTGACGGAAGATCAGATTCAGCAACTTGTTTTGGCTGTTGGGGCGTGGATCGTGGGTGATTCTATTCGGCCACTGCCGAAACCTGACGAGGTGGCAAAGTGAGTCTCTTCAAGCGATGCGAAACGGCGTGGAAGCCAGACGACGCGATCCGAATCTACAACGAGACTGGCGGAGATCGGCAAGCATTCCGCAGGGCCTACCGACAGCATGCAAAGACCGTCTACGGACTCGATCCCGTGACGGTGATTATGCTCGTTCAGATGGCTATCCGATTGTACTTCTGGGCAAAGGAAAACGGCTTTTTATCCGCGATCCCGCAAGCCCAATACGGCAACGCTCCATCAGCGGCTCAACTGTACGCAGAGGCCGAGATTGAAGCGGAAAGCAGCGACGATGAGTAAGCCCGAAGCGAATTGGTTGCCGTGGATTATTGCGGCTGGTGCGATCTACTTTGCATTTCAGCGACCGCCTAACGTCGATCCAAAGCCCGCCGACATCAAGGGCGTTGTAGCGTCAACCTTGCCTAACATCCGAGCGGCATACAGAGCGGCATTTCTGGAGGCGGCGAGCAAGATTGAGAAGCGTGAAATTGTGAACCAAGAGCAATGGACGCAATTTATCGCTCAAAACGCCGGAGCGAAACAACGAGAAGCACTTGACCGCGTTTACAACGCAATCGACGAATTGAAACTACCGGCGAGTTTCGAGGGTAAAGAGGCTGAGATTGCAAAATTGAATCGTGACATAGCAGGAGCGTGGTAGATGCCTAAACTCATGTACAATATCCTGAATTGGATTGAGGAATGGCTATTTGTCAACGATGGATTGGTCAAAATGCTGATGCTAGTCGTTATGCTTTGGGCTATGTTCGGAGCAGGTTACTACCAAGGCCGAAAGATGGCAGAGCGTGAAGCGTTGCAACAACTGGCAAAGATCATGCTTGAAGAGAGGGCGAAGTAATGGACTGCAAAGAACTCGAAAACAAGTTGCTGGAACTAAAGGGTAAGCAATCCGAAGATAAGGAGTGCTTAACTGGTTGGTTGGTCGTTACGACCCTAATTGCTGCGAGTGCCATACTTGGCGGTATCCTGTCGGCTTACGAGCAACAACAACGGCTTGAGCGACTTGAGCATATGCAAGGCATCGACGCAATCGGGAGGCGGGTGAAGTGAGCGAATTTTTCACAGGCTACGATCCAACGCTAGAACGACGCGACGAACTGCAAAGCAATTCCGTTTCCATGCCGTTTACACTTCGTGACTTCGCAGCCCCTGATGAAATCGACCCTCGAAGGCTACTAAGGCACGATAAGCAAGGAAATATGGGGTCTTGCCAAGGTTTTTCGCTGACCAATTGCGGAGAGTATCTGCTAGCTTTAGGTCACGGAGCCGTAAGCGAATCGCGTCAGTTTTCGCAACTGTTCGCCTACTTAGAGTCGCAGCGGATTGATGGATTACTTGGACGCGATGCCGGATCGACAATCAGCGGCGGATTGCGAGTGGCGAAAGAGATCGGCTATCTGCTCGAATCAGCGTTGCCGTATCGAACGCCGTACCCAAACAACGCTCGAAGCCTAATCACTGAACAGATGCGGCTTGAGGCTTCACCGTATCGCATTCGTTCGCACACATGGCTAGAGTCTTACGATGACATCTACAAGTACCTTGCGAGTGGTTCGGGTGCCGTGCATACGGGGACTACATGGAATGATTCATTCTATGCTTCCAGCGGCGTATTGGAATCGATCAGCCTACGCGGTGGCGGCGGTCACGCTACAGCGTGGCTAGGCTACTCCAAACGCAAAGACCGTAGCGGGCGTAACTACGTCTGGAGATTGAACAGCAATAACGATTCATGGACGGAGATTGCCCCTTCGGTAATCGACGCACTCTGCAAGCATCAGTACACATCGATTGTCGGCATCAGTGACTTGAGCCTACCAGGGCCGCGTAGCGTATCGTGGCTAACATCGAGGCCGTTAGGATGAGCAAACA